ATAAACAGGACCAGGAGGTCCTTGTGAGATTGAAAAAGTATTAAATACTATACTTTCAAACTCATCTTTATTTGTGTCAACTCGATTTGTGTCAACTCTATTCTTTTCAACTCTATTTGTGTCAACTCTATTTGTGTCAACTCGATTTGATCCATTTTTTTTTAAACTTGGAAGAGATTGATTTGACGCCTCTACGTTTTTACTATACTTTATTTCCTCAATAGACATTTCCGATTTTTTTAATTGCTTTTTCAACTGACTAATACTATCTTGTAATATCGAAATTTCTTTTGAAAACTGTTCTTCTATACTCTTTACACGAAGCTCAAGAGACTTTGATTTTGTATGAAAAAAATATGTCATTGATCCAATTATAATAATTTCAAGCGAAATGTGTAGTATTAATTTTTTATCCTGAAAAATCGACATTTTAGTTTCTATTTTTACTATAGAATACTCTTTAAGTTGTTAAATTTAAAAGATTTATTCACCTCTTTTTGTGAAAAAGCAGTACCAAAAACGTTACATTTAAAATAACTATTTGGAAGCACAATCTTACATCAAATAGTGCTACAGCCATAAAATTAACATAAATTACGATATGATTAAAAAATGGGTGTAAAATTAAAATTGAGATGTTCAAATATTTCCTTCACAACATCATCGTGAAAACTTTTCCGATCCAACGTCTTTAACATATTAAAATCGTTTCTTTTACACGGATATTTGTGCTTGCGCAATAACTGAAAAAGTACATATTGTGTATTTATAAAACTTTTACGATCAATCTTTCCTGTAAATTTAAACTTTTGATCGTACACATTTGAAATTTTATCAAAATCCTCCATCAACGCATCTTCAATATGAGAAATGTCATCCACCTTTTTACCCGTCAATTTATGGTATATCAACACAACATCTTCGTAATGCTTTGAATGTCCCGTCTCTTTTAAAAAAAGTAAAATGTGCTCTTTTGTCACACTTGAAAAACGTTTTGAAATATTTTCACCAGGCTGTTGTGTTTGTACTATTCCATGGAGCTCTAGCTGGCTTTCTAAATCTTTATACACTTTATCATCTATTGATGCATTCTGTTTACCCTGATACTGGTTTATACAATCTTTGAAATGCACCCGTCTCTCATATGTATATTTATTCGAAATATTTACACGCGAAATATCCTTGTAACAAGACGATTTATACGCCTTCTCTTCCTGTGACCCACACGACTCGCATATCTCAACATTTGCATATTCGTTATAAATAAACTCTTGTGTCGACTTGCATTTTTTACACTCTTTCTTTTTTACAGGAGATTTATTATTACTAGACACAATATCTTCAAGTTCGGCATAATCAATATTATATATTTTTAATATTTCAAGATACTTTTTAACCACTGTTCGTACATCTTGATTGTCATTTTGTTTTTTTGTCATGAATGATATCTTTTTAGGAGCAATAAGCATCTGTTTATATGATTCTAACAAAGGCGTTACATCCATCACATAAAAATTTAAATTTGTCTGAAAATCAATGCACTCTTGTTTATTTTTTAAAAGCATTTCTATTTTATCATTTAAATCCTTAATAATATGTATAGACAAGGCATTGTCTTTTAATATATCCCTTATATCCTCAATTTGTTTATCAATATCTGTTATTTTATCTTTATTATTTTTCCATTTGTCGCGTATATTTTTATCAATATTCAATATGTCAATCTCCATTTATTTTTATTTATCTTTTTAATTGTGTATTATCACAATTAAAATTATCACCACCGCTTTTCACTTTTTGCTTTAAATCATTATAAAATGTTTATTCATCCGATGTCGCATTTTTCTCCTTTTTTTCCTTATTTGCAATCTTTTGTTGATATTTACAGGCCTTGCAATTTGCACATAAACCATCCTTTGTTTGACGCGCCTTGTAAAAACACGAATGTTCCTTTACACTCTCGCATAAATTGCACCACTTGTGTGTACTTTTATCGTGATCAGGAATAGGAACAACCTTCATAACTTTACGCTTGTCGCCATACACTCCTGTCAAATAACAATCTTTGCATAAACGACTTGTACCATCCTCGTTTCCTGCATTTTTAAAAAACCGTGAATATGGTAAAAATCGGCTTTCTTCAGTTTTATGGGTGACGCCTCCACAACGCTTTGTAAGGGGTTGCGATTTTTGGTCCTCTTCTTTATCTGTATTTTCTTCTACTTTGGCTTGATTTGTAAGTTTAACATTATGATCATTAAAAAGTTCTAGTTCTTGGTCGGTTTCGATTGTATAATTTAAACTTGTAATTTTTGCAATATCAATCATATTTTTAATCAGGTCTTCCGTTGTTACATCCGTAATAAATTCACGATTATTAGGATTTAATTCCTTTTCATATCTTCGTTTCATAATTGTTTCAAGTAACACGCAATCTTCGGTATACAACACAAACAATAATTTACAAAATGGGTTAGATGTTCTATAATTACTAACTCGCTCTGTAATATCACGAGACATTCCAACTTTTGTACGAATATCTTTGTCTTCGTCTCTCATAATTGCCAAATAAACACAACCGCCTTTCTTTAATTTGTAAAGCTCTTTCTTTCTCAAAAAAGATTGGTGATTGTAATAAACGCGTTCATATTTCTTTGACAACATCATATTCTGTTCACCTTGTGTCATTATAATCTTTGTTTTTTTCTCCAACTCTTTCTCATATTGCTCTTTCAATTCCGCAAATTTCTTTTCATATTCAGACTTTAATTCGTCTGACGATTTTTCTTTTCCTTGTTCAACCTTTCCTGTAACCAATAACTCCCTCACCCATCTTGAAACTTGCAATGAAAAAGATGGATTACACCACTGTGCTAAATGAAAAAATAAATCTGGGTGAATCCACGTGCCTTGCAAATATCTTGACGTTTTACCCTTGTAAATTTCAACTAATTTGTCTTTTTGTATAGAAGCATCAATGCTTAATTGTTCGATCACTTCATTTGTTTCCTTTGTTCTCATATAATTATTCAATCGTTTTCCAGACACCTTGCACAAGGCAGTTGCGTAGATGTATCCATCTTCTCTCATTGGAATAGTAAATATCTCTCCATTTACCAATTTTAACTTGAAATTAAATATACCTTCTTTTATGAATGTTGTCAATGACATCTTTGTTTTTATTAGTATTTTATCGCTTTAAATCAATTTTAAAAATTGAAAGGGAACTTGGTTTACTTAAGTCTACTCGGGCTTACTAAGGCAAACCATGTATTTACCCATCAAAACGGCCAAATTTTTGTATGCCTAAAAATTTCGACATTGAAAAAATTAAATTCTTAAGCCAACATAAAATAAATTTAAATATAATTTAAAAAAATTTTCTCCTCTATAATAAAAATGTCTATCGCTACCTCCAACTTAACATCCGGTTTTATCGATCTCGCCACTTATGACGAGCAAGAAAAATACACATATGGTGGCTCGGAATCCATCGCCTACTTTGTTCGCGAAGTTCGCAAATCGACATGGTTTACGCAAGTGCCGGTCGTGTTGAGCAAATCGTCAGGCCAATCAGGCTTTGGTCAACAATGGTCGGTCTCCATCTCCCGTGCTGGTGATTACCTTCTCCACACCTGGTTGCGCGTGGTCCTTCCCGCTGTGACTGCCTCTGCCACCAACAGTCAAACACTTGCTTCCACTACTGCGAACATCAGTGTTCTTCGTTGGACCCGTAACTTGATGCACAACTTGATCCAAGAGTGCAGTATCACATTTAACGATTTGGTGGCTGCCCGATTTGACAACTTTCACTTGGACTTTTGGTCGTCGTTCACGGTGCCCTCCGGCAAGCGCAACGGCTACAACGTGATGATTGGTAACGTCAACCAATTGATCAACCCCGTGGCTGCTAACCCTCTCATCTTGGTGGGAAAAGGTGGTGTCCAAACATCAACCACTAATGTTGTCACAGGCAATCAAAACCAAGTATTACCTTCTCAAGTGCTCAATCTTCCCCTTCCCTTCTTCTTTACGCGTGATTCTGGCATTGCTTTGCCCACGGCCGCTCTTCCTTACAATGAAATGCGCATTAACTTTTCGTTCCGTAACTGGACCGATTTGTTGATCAAGGATACTTGGGTGGCTAGTCCTAATTATGGTGCTGGCACTGCAGTTCCACCTTTTGCTGTTCAAAGTTCAGCTGGAATTTCCGCTACAACTTACAATGGTTGCTGGGTGTCCAATCCTGCCACTACTAATGATATTACTGGTAACACCCCCGACATTAGCAACTCGTGCCAAGTCTGGGCCAACTATGCCATTGTGTCGAACGAAGAGCGTAAGAAGATGGCTTGCGCCCCTCGTGATATCTTGATAGAGCAAGTCCAAACCGCCCCTCTTCAATCGTACAATAACCAAAACACCGTGCAAAATGCCAGTGGTGCTTTGATGGGTATTCAAAATGGTACTCAAATTACCCCTCAATTTGATATCCGCTTCTCCCACGCCGTCAAGGTGCTCTTCTGGGCCGCCCGTAACAAGGCCAACTATGCCGCATGGTCGAACTACACGTCTGACCCTCAATTCCCTCTTGGCCCTCACCAATCGGGTAACATTGCTGCTGAACCTGGCAACCCTCTCTTTGGTGTCGTCGACTTTACATCGGGCTCGGACCCTGTTGACAACACCTCGCTCATCTATGAGAACACCCAACGTCTCCAAAACATGGGCTCGGACTACTTCTCCCTTGTCAACCCCTGGTTCCACTCGCCGGTCATCCCGCTCGAGACCGGCTACCACAGTTACTCGTACTCCTTGGATTACTACAATATTGATCCTATGGGATCCACTAACTATGGTAAATTAACAAATGTGTCAATTGTCCCCTTCTCGTCGGCTGCCCAAAACAACTCGTGGTACTTTAATGCCACCAGTGCACCAACTGCAGGTGTGGCATCAGTCCAAGCCGTCGCCACGAAGTACGATTTCATCACCACATGTGTCAACAACAACATTATCCGCATTTCTGGCGGTGCACTTGGGTTAAAAAACTGGAAGCCCAAAATAGGAAGCTGCCGAAAACGATACAATTCATCGTTTTCGGGTAAACAGTATAAGAATTGTACTCTTTTTACAAGAGTTATGTAACTTTCTAGTCCAAGTCTCTACGATTGGGCAAGATAATTTAAAATGACGGGAAACCCCTTAAGTCAATGCTACTAAACCAATCAGGAAACTGATTGTGTGGACAGGTTAATAGCCTCGTGTATAGTAATAACGCATTGAATTGGGCAATCCGCGGGTAAAGAACCTAAAATCGTTAATCGACTAGATTATGGTTCTCCCTCAACGACTACCGGATTATCGGTCTATGGATACTAGTCATATCTATATAGGTCTAAGGTATAGTCTACTCCTTTCCGAAAGGAAAGGTATTAGGAGAAATGTTCCAGTTCTCTAAAAGACCAAAATATGGTCAAAAAATTCAAAATCAAAAAAAAAACAAAATTTTCAATTTCATAAAATTGAAAATAAAATCAAAGACTTTATTTAAATTAAAAAATGATTGGTTATGTTTATAGTATAACAAATACAAAAACATCTGACATATATGTTGGATCTACCATTCAAAAACCCGCTTTTCGTTTTAAAGCACATCGAAGTAATGCAAAATCTGGAAAGAATGGAAAATTATACGACCATATAAGAGAGATTGGCGTTGAACATTTTAATATAAACGTATTAGAAGAGTGTTCTATTGAAAATGAATCGGAATTGTGTCAGAAAGAAAGAGATTATTATACAAAATTAAAACCATCTCTTAATATGATAGCTCCTCGTATTTCAGAAGTTCATGAAACAGGCAGAATTTACAAGATGTTTTTTAAAAATGATGTCTCGATGTTTTATATTGGTTCGACAAAGAAAACGATATCTAAAAGATTAGGTGATCACAGATCTGCTTCAAATGAAGGAACTACTCCTATTTATACTTTTATGAGACAAAATGGAAAGGATAATTTCGATATTGAATGTGTCGAAGATGATATACCGATTGATCAGTTAATTGTTCGTGAAAATCACTGGATTTCAGAATTAAAACCAACATTAAATAAAAATTTATTTTTATGTAGAACAGAGCAAGAGCGTGATAAAGCAAAATATGTTAAAAATTGTGAAAAGATAAAAGAACGAGTAAATGAACGTCGCTTATTAAAGCGAGATGAGATTAATGCACAAAAAAGAGATCATTATAAACAAAATAAAGAAAAGATATCTGAGAAAAGTAAGCAAAAATGGTTGGAATTAAGAACAAAAGAAATAACACTTTATACACAAAATCCCAACTTTACAAAAGACTTGCTATCAACAAATACAAACATTCAATTAAAAGAAATTATGAGAAAATTTGGATTTGATAACTCTCCAAGAGTAAAAGAAAAATTGATTGAAAGAATTTTAAAGGAGCAACAAACACTATTTAATTAAATTATCATTAAGATGATAATTTAAAAAAGTTTAATTAAACCATTGACCCACAACGACTGATTTGTAATTTCAACTGCATATTTTCCAGTTGCAAGTCGCGTACCTGTTGTTCTAGTCGACGAATCTTCATAGGCAAGTCGTTTTCATCCAAGAACGTTTCTGTCATTTGCAAAAATGAGGCAAGCTTTTTGGTGGATTTGTAAACTTCTTTTTGCTTGTTAAAGTCGGCTTGGTAAGGCAATAGAAAATCATGCAACATTTTTTCAATGGGTCGCCCAGATACCTTGAAAATTTTGATAAGACGCCATTGGCTATACATCGATTCAGACGACGTGTGTTTTTTGTTGCGTTGTAACATTCGCCCGTCGGAGAAGCCGATTTTAAGCATCCCCTTGCCGATATAAGAGGCATAGATGACGGAATCGGTGGTATATTCTTCAAGTTTGACCTCTTCTTCAAGCATTTCGGCCTCAATATCCATTTCAGTGAGCGTTGCAAAGGCTTTGACAGGCCTTTCAAGCGCGACGGAGCCGGTGGATAACAATTGTTGAATCCATCCTGTAACGCTGACTGCAAATTCTGATGAAATCCAATATGAAATGTGGATAGCTACTTGGGGATGTACCCAAGTGCCTCTGTCATCGTTATCACCGTCTACTTTTATGTCAATTAAACATTTTTTGGGGCCGGGAAGAAAAGTGACCAACCCT